TAGAGTTAGGGATAAAAGATTTCCCAGCACTGTATGTCAGGTCATAGAACAGGGCCCGACTAGGGAGAGTTGGAAAACCAGAAAGATTAAGAATCTACCCCCAGAAAAACGGAAATATTATCCAATCAGAAATCGGTGCCAGTTCTCATGGTATTGCGATGGCAAAAGTGATATACCAAGAGATTTGGAAACATACTCTCGATTTTTAGAAATTGCAAAAGGTATGATTCACAACGAATACAGTCTTATAGATATAACCGATGGTGCAACATTTTATCATGCAGATTATGTAACACCAGCATGGGCAAAGACTAAAAAACGTACCATAGAAATTGGAGATCATATTTTCTATAGGTGGGAAGTTGGGAAGAAATTTTGAGTCATTTTAGATTTATCGAAAAGGATATAGATGTCAGTCAGATAGTATCAGAGATAGACCCTAATGATTGGGGTGTCGCTGGTACAATAAAGGGTGCTGGAGGTGACTTAGCTCCGTATGGGTTTCTTCCTTTAACTATGGCAGTCATCGACAACGAAGGTGATGATCCTAAGAATACAGAGAAACAGCAGAACACTCCCATGTTCCACAGATACAAAGAGATAAGACGGTGGTTAAAATCTTATAAACTTCATCGACACTCTAGAGCTGCGTTCTTTCGATTAAAACCAGGCGATACAGTAGGTTCTCATATAGATAATGGAACCTATTATCTTACTAGAGATCGTTATCATTTATCTTTACAGGGAAGATATGAGTATTGGGTTGAGGACGAAATGCATATTATAGAGCCAGGAACTTTTTTCTGGTTTGATAACAAGAGATACCATGCCGCAAAAAATATCAGTGATGTGGATAGACTGACCTTTGTTTTTGATGTACCTAAATCAAAGAAAAATCCATAAGGACTTGACTTTTTATAGTGATAAGGATATTATATAAACTATGAACATATTTTATTTGGATAAAGACCCTGTTATTGCATCTCAGATGATGTGCGATAAACACGTTGTTAAGATGATCCTAGAGTCTGCACAAATGTTATCTACTGCTCATCGTGTTCTAGATGGTAATGAATATGCAGATAAAGAGGGACTCTATAAGATGGCTCATAAGAATCACCCCAGTACAATATGGGTACGTTCAAGTGTGCATAATTATATGTGGCTGTATATACACATGGTTTCTCTTATGAACGAATACACACATCGCTATGGTAAACATCATGCTACAGAAAGATTATGGACTCCTTTAAGTAAATGTCCCACTTCTATTCCTACTGTAGATTTTACAGACCCCCCACAATGTATGCCAGAAGAATGTAAGGGTAAAGATACTGTACTTGCATATCAGAAATACTATATAGTAGAGAAGTCTGATTTTGCAACTTGGAAACGGAGAGAGATACCGACATGGTGGACGATATCACAAGAGGATTTAAACTTACAAGCAGAGACTATGAAAATATGATGACACCTATAGAACGTGATATGGCCGGGTTAACACAAGCACATTATTCTGTGTTACGTAGATTAAAAGAAGTTTCAGAACATAACATAGAACTGGTGAAAAAATTAGAAAGGTTAGGTGGTGAACCTAATCAAATGGAGTTTGATTTTTAATGGAAGTATTTACAATTTTAGTCGTTATGTACTGGCCAAATATTTTAGATCGTCCAGCTACGGATTCAGTTATGGCGGAATTTTATAATGGTAAACGATTAGAGTTTTCGTCATTTGATGAATGTTATGACCATGTACAAGAGAACCTAGAATCTCTTAAAAAATTTGGAAAGACTACTTTTCCAGACGCAAAATATGTGAAACAAATTTTGTGTGTAAGACAATCAGGATTTAATGCATAATGCCGACATATACTTTTTATGATGAGAAATCTGGAATAGAATGGGATGAAACTTTATCTATTGCAGAGAGAACAGAATTTCTCGAAAAGAATAAACATATAAAACAAAAGATCGTACCAGTTGCGGTAGTAGGTGATCATGTGATGGGTGTTGGCCCAAAGAATGATGGAGGGTTTACTGAGAATATGCAACGTATCGCAGAAGCACACCCTCACTCACCACTTGCAGACAAGTTTGGGGGAAGTAAACCTTCTCACAAAGAATTGAAGACCAGAGCTGCAATAAATAAACATGCAAAGAGGGTTGCTCGAGAGGGATTCTCTGCGAGTAAAAAACCCACATTATAGGAATTAATTATGGCGAGTAAGAAAAATAAAGAGATTAATCATAATAATCTAGTAACAGTCAAACCAATCACTGATAATCAGAAGACGGTGTTCAATACATGGAAGAAGGGTCAGAACCAATTCCTGTTTGGTGCGGCTGGTACTGGAAAAACTTTTGTGTCGTTATATCTTGCAATGCAAGAAGTATTAGACCTAAAATCCAACTATGATAAAGTCGTGATAGTACGATCCCTTATTCCCACTAGAGAGATAGGATTTCTTCCAGGCGATGAAGAAGATAAGGCTGCACTCTATCAAGTACCATATCAGAACATGGTACAGTTTATGTTTGAACAACCTAATGAGCAGTCGTTCAACAACCTGTATGACCGACTCAAGGGACAAGGTACACTGTTCTTTTTATCAACTTCTTTTCTAAGGGGGTTGACATTTGATAACAGTATCATTATAGTAGATGAATGTCAGAACCTTAATTTTCATGAGCTAGATACCATTGTGACTAGGGTAGGACAAGATTCTAGAATTGTATTTTGCGGTGATTTTGATCAGAGTGATTTAATAAAAACAAATGAGAAAAATGGGTTGCATGACTTCCTTCGTATCTTATCGGAGATGGAAGAGTTTAACTGTACAGAGTTTACAATAGGTGATATTGTTCGATCTGGCTTTGTCAGAAATTATCTAATTAACAAGATCAAATTAGGAATAGGAATGGAATAATGGATTTGAGACAACTGAGATTAGAACTGGAAGAGGATGAGGGTATAAAATTTGAGGTCTATAAGGATCACCTCGGTTATCCTACTTTTGGTATAGGACATTTGATTCGGGAATCAGATGAGGAATATGGTAAACCTGTAGGGTACTCTATAGAAAAGAGTAGAGTTATTGAGGTGTTTGAAAATGACATGCAGAGTGTCATCTCAGATTGCAATAGTCTCTACGATGACTTTGATGAACTACCAGAAGAGGCTCAACATATAATTGCGAATATGATGTTCAACATGGGTCTGTCTAGAATGAGACAGTTCAAAGGAATGAAAAAAGGTGTTGATGCACGTGAATGGGATTCTGCCGCAGATGAAATGGTAGATAGTGTTTGGTACAAACAAGTAACAAATCGTGCAGAAAGACTAGTAAAAAGGATGAGAGCTCTATCGTGATTATTGATCCAGTGCAACCCACATTTGCTCTATCTCCATATTGGGAGAATAGGATAAGTTATGAAAAGAAATGGGAAGGAACTATCTCTATTACAGAGACTCCCCATGTCACATATGACAGCTCTGGTAGACTTATAGTAACACCAGATCAATCTTTCGCTTTAGGCCCAAAATATGTTTAACCACTTGAATGTGGAGTTGCCCACTATAACGGCAACAACAACTGATGGTGTTCGTCTATATGAAACACCAGAGGGAAATAAGTACCCTTCTATTACTACTATTCTTTCAGTCCGTAACAAAAAAGGATTGATGGAGTGGCGTAAGAAAGTTGGAAACGATGTTGCAAATTATGTTGCAAGAACTGCCGCAAATAGAGGAACTAAAGTTCACCATATGTGTGAAGATTATCTTAATAATGATTTTGATGAAGAGAAACATAAGAAAAACTTTTTACCCTACTGTCTCTTTACCCAATTAAAAGAACAAGGATTATCAAAAATAGATAACATCCATGCACAGGAAGCAGGACTCTACAGTGATAAATATAAGGTAGCCGGAAGGGTAGATTGTATTGCAGAATATGATGGGGTTCTCTCAATCATAGACTTCAAGACTTCAACTAAAGAACGCAATGACGATTGGAATGAAAACTATTACATCCAGTGTTCTGCTTATGCGGAGATGTATGAGGAGAGGACAGGTACAGAGATAAACCAGAATGTTATTCTCGTAGTCACAGAAGATGGCACTGTACAGGAGTTTGTAAAAGAGAAATATGATTACCTAGATGCATTAGTAGAAACGGCTGCAGAATGGAGAGAAAAAAATGAAACACCTAATAACATTAATGGCGGTGTTTCTGTTAATGGGTTGTCAAACCACTGAAACAACTCCCAAAGACATATCATCGCCCGCTAAAGTAGAAAAAACTCAGAAAGAAGAAGAAAAACCAGAACTAGTATTACCTAGAGCAATGGTTGTGTCAAAACCAGTACTATGTGGAGATGCTGCTACAATTCTAGAAGGAGTGGTGACAAAACATGAAGAACAACCTATTGCTTGGTGGAATGATGGAACATATGGTCATAAAGTATTACTTGTCGCAAATAAGGAAACTGGTACTATGACTGTTCTAGAATATCCTTCAAAGGAAGGTGATCTATCTTGTTTTTTGTCTGTGGGTGAAAATTTTACCTTAGCCGAAGATAAAGGATCAGAGAAAACCAAAGGAAGTCCTGTTTTATATAAAAAGGTACTTGACTAAAATTACTACCTATGGTATAAATAATATACAATTTGTTGATACGGATTGAAAGATGTACAGGACATGGGTGCAATTCCCATCGCCTCCACCAAAAGGAGATTAAAATGGAAGTAGAATTTTTAGGGGATCAAGATGAAGAACCCCTTAGTACGAGAGGTAAGTAAGTGGATGTTTAGGGGTTATATCCTTTGGTCTGTTTGTGCCGATATATTTCTACTTAGTGGTATAGTTTACCTAATCTCTTCTTGATGGGGGCGAATTAGGATCGACTGGCGTGGAATAGAGAAGTGGAGAATTGTGGATTGGACGCCTTATAGTCCACTATAGTAAATGCAAA